CAGAGATCAGACCCAAGACCTGTTGGCACGGAACACATACTTTTTACAACACCACCAAAGTCCTGATTCGACCAAGCAATTACCTCTTGATCACGGTTAAAGGTAATTGATGCTACCCTTCCATCACCTAAGACACACCAAACAACACTTTCTGGCTCTTGTTGATAACAGACTTCATTGATACCACTATGTGATTCACCGATATGTGAAGACAATGCGCTAATTTCTGGTGCCACAAGCCCATCGACTTCATATCGATATGAGAGTGCCCGTAAGCGCCTGCCACCACGCTGAATAAAAAGAATCTCATTCCCTACTCGGCAAGGACGAGTTAGAGGATATGTCCCAATAGCGGAGTTTTCATTGATATTGACTGTAGTTGGTGTCAGTGCCCCATCACTACTCACTAGGTACTCACCACCAGAAGTTAGGCACACAACGCCGCGCTGAGCTTCAAGAAATAAAATACTGTTAGCAAGGCCAGAGGCAGACACAACGCTAAAAGCATCCCCATCATCTGTAGTTTCTAAGAAGTTTGCATTACCACCAACAGCACTAAACCATATTTTATTAGGTGCTTTCTTGGTATTGGCTAGGACTAAGCGTTGTTTGAAGTACATGCAGCAACGCGGATAACCATCTGTACTATTGAAAGCTGGCGGCAATATAGTCCATGCACGTTCAATAGCTTTGATATCTAATTCAAGCTTTACAAGTACTTCACCATTTATCTGAGCCGCATTAACAAACTGTGTAATTTTAATAATTCCACCGTTTACATCAATGAAGCTACCTACGTCTTCAGGTTTAAAACCACTTGTATCAATTAATATTAGCACCCAATAAGTAGGTGAAATATCTGGTTGATGACCTGCACCATCTTTAAGAGCTTGATAAAGCTGATTGTTATAACTAATTACATCACCAACTAAATAAGTCGTTGATGATGTCCACTGTATAATCCCATCCAATGTAAACGAGACAAATGAGCCAACATCTTTACCTGAAGGCGTACCCTTTCTAAAAGGGCTTCTAGCGCTTTCAGAGTCCGTAGGTGCATTGGTATAAACAAACTCGCTAAATTCCCAATTGCTGAAATCTGTAGAGCAACGGAAACGTTGCACAGGCACATTATTATGAGTAAAAAACATCTCATAACGGTATTGAACAAACTGCAATTCCGGTATTTGTTCTTCCGTATATGGAGTTATTACTGTTGCAACAATTGTTTTAGTTCTTGGGTTGAATATCTGAATAGATTGTGGCTTCAAAATAAGCATAAATGCTTTATCTGAATTAACAACAAAAGGGATTAAGCGTACTGCATCAGCACTAGTATCAATAAAAAACGTGCCTGGTCTTTTCTTTATTCCACCTTCAACCAATGGAATAACATTTAGTAATTTTTTAGCGCCGTTTGCATACTGCTGAATGTCAGTACGGGTATACAAAGTTGGTGAAAGTTCACCGGCACTGAAATTATTTTTAATGACATACTGTTTCATTAGTAGCGCACCCCCATCAAATGAGGGTGATAATCTGCGGCAAAGTCTTGAGCTGGTCGTTCCTGACCATTGATAGCACGGGCTTGTTTAAGCATGTTTTGCAGCTTCTGCCATGCACTATCACCTTCGGCACTACTTCCCGTAATTGGCTTAGCCAACTTAGTGACTAAATAAAGCGCCATGCATTCACTAAATAGTGAATCCCACAAATCTTCATTTTGCTCATCTGCAATGTAGACAAGGTTAATTACATTGGTATTCGCTAGAATGTGCCGACCTTCAATTTCATATTCGAATTGCGCTGTGTCATATACGCGCAAAAAGTCTTTAGGCAATGGGAATGCATTTTGATACCCAAAAGATGGATACGTTGAAATTGGTGCAAGCTGAATACGGCGCTTTGCAAATGACCACGGATGCATGCGCAGCAAAGCTTTGCGTGTAGGATCATATAAAGATGCACATCGCCGTGCGTTCTCTGTATTTTCATCAAATGAAATGATTGATTTTGCCCCAATCATGCTTAGTGCTTGATTGCAGACCGATACATTTGTATTAGCCATAATAAAAACCCGCTCAATTTTTAGTATGTTGAGCGGGTTTTAGGTAGGCTTTATTGTGTGTTAAATCTTGTTTTGACCTTCCACACCACGTGATAAACGATCTTTCGTGCGCTGTTCAAGCCACATCAAACCTTGTTCAATATTAGTAATAGCGAGTGAGTTTTCGCGGCACGGATAAGCCTGATTCAAAACGCGTAAGCGATGCAAAATAATTGCAAGTAATGCTTCATTAGTAATGCCATTAACACCATGTTCTTTAATTGGACCATTTTGGAAAGCAATATCAACAGTAAATTTTTCTGGATGAAAAATTTGGTACCAATGTCCATCTGGATAGTTAGGCGCACTCATATGGTCAACACATACATCATTATTGTCTTTATGGATCAAGTCACCGCTTACTTCATTGGTTGGTAGATTCATTTTATTTACCTATCTTTTGATAATAAAAAACCCATCACCCGAAGGTGATGGGAATAAGAGTTAAATTACAAAGTCAAATGCTACGACTTTTTGTTCACTTGCACGACCAGCCGCCATTGAAGTAACACCACCAACTTGGCTAATGTTCTTTTTGTCTGGACGTTTAGAGATGTCAAAGCCTGTGATGTCTGCATCACCAAAGTGAACCGCAGTGCTGGTATACATACAGCTACGGCGTTCTGTTGCACCGCCTGCACCGTTGTTTAATTTGTTGTAAGGAATCCAGTTAAGACCCAACCACTTTCCAGAAACGTCACCTTCTTGAAGCATCTTAACGGCCATGTAATCGACACTCATGAACTGAGTTTCAGACAACAATAATTCCATCATACGACTATCGTACAAAACATTAAGCACTTCACCATTATGCTCATCACATTCATTATCACGGAATAGGGATTTAGCTTTAAGTAACTGTTGCTTTAATGAGCCATAGCTTGAAAGAATAATCTGACCTGCAGGCAATACGACACTTGTTGTTGATTTAGCACCAGCATCATTTACTGTCGTGCGAGTTACACCACCTACCAAGGCTTGATAAATAATGTCGTCAATTTTACGGTTGCGAGCACTAATCAGATTTTTCATGTATTTATCAGTTGGATTTGCTTTAAGTTTTGGCAAATCACGATTTTCAATTGGAATAAATAAATCAAAATCTGTCATTAATGCTGTACGTACACCAGCATCAGGAATTGTCCATTCGGTATCACCAAAACGTTCGCCAGAGGCTTTCATTTCGACTTGACCCATATCATTGATAGTGAATGATTCACCCTCAATCTTTCCACGATTTACCGCTGTTTGAAGTAATCGTGATTCATTTTGCATTGCTGCAATTTCATACGTGTTTGCATATTGAATTACAAACGCCGCCGTGATCTTATTTAAATTTGCAATAGGCATGGTCTACCCCTTATTTGTACTGCTTTTGATGCCAGTTTTGAACTTGCGCATAGACACGTTTATGGTCGGGATGCTTTTCATTCAAATACGCCTCTGATGACATCAATGATTGAATATCTTCACCACCGCTTTGCTGTGTGTTTGAAGGCGGCGTATCTTCTTGAAGTTGCTGACCAAAGTAGGCGGCCATTTTCAAAACGAGCGGGTTATTACCAAACTCAGGGCTATTCACTTCTTCAGGCGTTAAAATGCCGTTCTGAATTGCGTTCTGTGCAGCTGCTTTAGCAAAGCCAAAGTTTTTATCTGTATCGCCCTGCCACACTTCTTTCATTGCCTGTACGCATCCCTCTGCATCAAGTGCCGCAGTTTGCTGCATAAGTTTCGGCAATAACTGGTTGTATTCGCCAAGTAAGAAATTCAGCTTTTCACTATCAAAGCCAGCAGCACGTGCACGTTCCAAAAACTCTTGGTTTTCTGGAATAGCCTTGAACTCTTCATAGTCAAAACCTTCGATATCAACTTTGTAATCATCGATAGATTCAGGAACTAAAGAAGACTGCTGTTGTTGATCTTGACCACCTTGCCCGCCCTGATCACCACCTTCTTGAGCAATAGGTTCTTGACCACCACCTAAAGCAGAAGTTTGAGTTTGTGCCTGGTCTTGTGCGCCTTCTTGTTGAATGATTTGATCAGTCATTGTCTTGTTCCTTATAGTTCGGGTCGTTTGCTTGATTGATGTTGTTTACGATGAAGTTGATAACGCCTTGAGCGCCAAGTCTGCGGCACGTTTCACGCTCTCCACCTTTGTCATCAGGTGCGAATGCTTCTTTGCAAAAAACTGTGGTTAAGTGCTCAAGTACGCGCTGGCCGTTAATGTCCAAGTCAAATACATTTCGGTAGGTTTCTGGCGTTGCACGTTTTAATCGTTTGAGGCGTACAAAGTTGCCCTGTTCTTCTGTCTGCTCTTGATCAGCGTTAGGCAATGGACGCTCAGAAAGTTCCTGTTTTAGATAAATAACTTCCTGCCCTAAAACTTCTGCACGTTCCCATTGCTCAAATCTTTGAGCTTCAAGTTTTGAAATTTCATCTAATGCGCCGTGGTACTTACCTTCCAGACGACTTTTAGTATCAAGATGAAGACGATTTTCATCCCAATATTTTTCTTCAAGAATTACTAATCCACGGCGCTGCACAAACAGCGCAACACATGCTACAAAAAGCAAAATAGATAAAACCGCTATAGCAATAATCATTGCATCACCTCAGTTCCTAATGTCCCGCCCATGTTCTTAGCCAGAGCATCGGCACCTTTTTCCATAATTGCGGCTTGCTGTTGTTGAGCTGCCTGTTCTTCTTTAGCCTTCTGACGTGCTTCACGTAGATTTTTCACTTCATCCGCAGTACGCATGATTGTTTGCGGCACGCCTCGGCCTGCGCCTGTAACGACTGCTACGGCATCAAAATCAATATTGTCTAAGATTGTTGGCTCTACTGACGCCATCTGCCCCACGCTTGCCACAAACTGCTCAGTTGCGATGACCTCTGCCATGCGTTGAGCTAGGGCAAATGGAGATACAAACTTGAATGAAAGATTGCGGCCTTGAAGTTCTTGCGGTGGCTGACCTAATGCACCACTACGCAAGGCAAGCCCAAAGCAACGATCTAAAATTGAAATGAGATATTCGGTTTGTAAGCGGCCATACATAGGCCCAAGCATTTGACGGATTAATTCAACGCGAGTGTGAATTTCTGTTGCTGTCATCTGCTGTGTGCCGACTGGTGGTAATTGGTCGGCCATTAGCTTTTTGCGAATGCCGCCTTGCAAGTTGGTTAGCAGATATTCAGAGATTTGAAAGTTGGTGCCATCATCTAGGCGTTTCATTGAGTCGACACTATTCGCAATGATTACTTTGCGTGGCCCGATACGTACAGTGTGAGGGTTTAGTACGCCGTCATCTTCTGCAATCCACATCCCACCAATTTGCAGATCTGCTGCACGAACTGTATTTTTCATAAGTTCGTTAGCCATCTTCGCGTCAGGTAAAGCGATAGTCATTTGACCATTGCCATAACATGAATTTGGCAAACGGCGTAAGCGTGGAATAGCACAAGGGAACTCGTGATATCCCGACTCTTTCATGATCTTTGTGTTTGCTATATCGATGTGATAAGACGCAAAAGGCATAGCTTTGTTGAGCTGTCCTGAACCTTTCTGTTTACGTGGTTCAATCACATGCAAAAGTTTATAGCGTGTGTCAGGTGATGTTTTTGCCATTTGCACAACTAGATAATGACAATTCTCTTCACCATAGGTATTGACCATTGCCTCTGCTGTCATCTCATGTTCACGGTAAATCGTATCGATCTGACCATCTGCACGAGTTGAAGCTATGAAACAGTTTCCAATATGCCAAGATTCAAAAACATAGCCACCGCCTGCATCTCTATCGATATCTGTGTAGAGAACACCCCATCCAGCCGTAACAATATCTGTGACCGTTTCAAAGCTTTCACTATCGAAATTAGCCGCATGAATATTGCGCCAAATGAATTGACACACATCTTCAAGCCAGCGTTCACCCTCTGTTAGCTCTGCAAGGTTATCAATGCCATCTGGTTGAGCTTTAAACCAAATAGAGTTTGCAGGCGTAACCCCGCTCATGATCATTGAAGTTAGAACTTGTACAGAATCGGATGCTGTAGAGTCGTAGAGATCAGCACGATCATTTTCACGTTGACCCTTGTTGTCAGTTGTAGAGCTAAAGTTTTGCTGACGTTCAGGCGCTCCAAACTTGTAGCATTCAGACCAATGTGATTCATGAATATCGCGCTCAAGTCTTAGCTGACCTAAGCGGCGACAAAACTTTTGAGCGCCGTTATCCATTAGCCACCGCCTAACTTTGTTTTAGTTGCTGCGCCACTATCAGGTGTAATTGTTGAACCTAAAGCGCTAGTTTGGTTTAGAGTGCGACGCTGTGCTTTTTTGGCATTAGTTTCAGTCACAGCCTTTTGCGCTGCTGCTGCCGCGTCTGCTTCTGGATCTTGTCGAACTACTTTTCCGCCGCACATAATTAACCTCGCGTCCAGCCTTTAGGGCTTAGGTAAGGTTTGCCATCTGCAGGAGCTTCTGTAGTAGCTGCTGCCATGTCGGTTGTTTTAGATGGTGTTGCACGGCGTAATTGACCTTCGAGAGCTTTGTTCTTGCTCTCTGACGCTTCCAGTTGGCGTTTTAGTTCTTCAACTAAAGCTGTATGATCAACTGTTGATTCATTGTCGGAACCAGTGTCGCCAGATTGTGTATCGTCTGGTGTTGTGTCTGCTGGCTGCTGTTCAGTTGTATTTACTTCGTCATTTGACTTAGTTTCATCAACTGTTGATTCAGGTGTAGCACCGGGTGTTTTAACTTGTCGATTACCAGCCATAAAAAAGCCCCATTCGTTGTGAATAGGGCTAGTGTTTGCTGTGTGGGGTTTAGGTTTGCTGTGTGATTTTACTTATGAAGGATTATTTTGAATAATAGGGATGTAACTTCTTTCGTTTTGTTTTTAAAAATAGATAATTCTAAATTTTCTTTTACCTCAATTGCATGGCTAAAAACATTATCTGTTTTAGAAATTCTATATATATCAATCCAGTTAATCTTATCTTTAAAGTATGTCAAATAATCATAATAATCTTTCATTGATTCTCTACGCTTGGACTTATCCTCACTTAAAAGAGAGTAGAAGA